GTTACAAAAATAACCTAAAGTATCTATACAATTAACTTTAATGGTTGCGTTAGTTGGTTCATAACTCATAGTAATATCTGTAATATATCCTACAAATACACCAACCCAAGAATCAAAATAACCCATTTCAATTTTAATTTTTTTAGATGGTAAAACTTCTTGGTACCATTCATTTTGAGGTTTTAAAGTTGCATTTCTATAAGGTGTAAAATAACCATAGTCGGTAACATCATTTGGATTTACATTAATTATAGTAAAACTTGCCGAACCGTTAAATTGGCTTTCATCGTTTGAAATATCTACAGATTCAATATTGTATAAAATATTATTAGTTGGTTTATCTAAAAAAGTTATTCTACAACCAGCAGCATGACTTCCAATTAGATTTTTAGAAAATAATATTTCTTTAATTCTTGGTTCAATTTCACCATTCATTATTAAAAACTCCCTACATCTGATGAAATAGCACTAGCACTAAACCAATATTTACCACTTATATCTTCAATTTTATAAGAAAAACTTAATTTAGTTAAAACTATGGTATAACCTTCACCATCAAAGAAAAATGAATTAATAGTTTGAGTTTTAAAATCATTTAATAAAACTGTATAATTTTCTTTAGAAATATATCCGCTGAAGTTAATTTTTAATCTACTTATTCCACCACCACATAAAATAGTATTTGCTTCTCCTAAATTATTTTCTGGATCAAATAAAACTTTCTTTTCTTCTATATTGTTATCTCCAGATTCTACATCGAAACTTTGTAAATTTAAAACTACGTTAAAAGGTGTTACCCCATATTCTGCATAAGCCATTTTAAAAAATCTCCTTAAAAAACTAAAGGGGATTTAATATCCCCTATTTAATGTAATTATAACCTTTATTTTTAATATCTTTAGCTAAATCTATTGCAAAACTATAAGCTCCATCGTATCCAGTACCAGTAAAATTAACTACGCCTTTATGTTCAACTAATACTGATTTTTGAGCGTTCCCTTCAGCTAATATTTTATTTGCATTTAAATTATCAGTTACTTTATTTAAACGGAAATCATCGGCTCTAGCTAATCCTGCAGCAACACCCCAACCTTTTTGGCCCATCCCTCTAATATTATTAACTAATTCAGCGCCTACTCCGCGTTGTTCTAATATATTCAAATTCAAAGTAAATTTAGTAAATTCTTTTAAAAATTTTCTTGTTCTTGAAAGTAATTTAGACGGACTAAATTTTTCATACATTACTTTTTCAAAAGCATCTCCAAATTTATATATTGCTTCGGTTGCTGATTTTAATTCATCTTTAATTTTTTTAATTTCGTCGTCTTTACCTTTAGTTGATTCTTGAGTGGCTATACCTTTTTGTTTATCTTCAGGTAATACTGTTTTAGGCCTTTTTCTTAAATCTTCAAGGAACTTTTGCATTCCAGGGTTATCAGTAAATAAATTTTTAAAAGCTTCATTAGTCATATTAGTTGAAAAATCGAGTGCCCCAATTATAGTACCTTGAGCATCCATAAACTGTTTCCATTCATCTTTATAACTTTGGATGGCACCATCGCCTAAGCCAGAAAACATGTCTTTTGCATTAGAATAAATATCTGCTGTTTTAGTAGCTCCCCACGTATCTTTTAATGTAGTAGGTTCTTCAATATTTATTTTTTCATAAGGATTTAATGGTTTTAAAAATGATCCTTCAGGTAAATTATTTACATAATCCGCATACCAATTAAAAAATTTAGAAAAATAATAAATACCTTGCGACGCGCCCCATTGAAAGGCAGCAGCTATTGCCGTTACTACTATTCCCACTATAGCAACAATTCCAACAAATATACCTGATATTACAGTATATAATGTAGTCCATATTACTCTTAATAATGAAAAAACCGCCATACCAGCTATACCCACTACTAAGAAACCATTAACAAAAATACTAACTATTAGAGCTATCACATTACCAATCCAGGTTAAAACTTGAACTCCGTAAGCTAACATTTCTACCCAAGTAGTAACAGTATTAGTTAAATTACCCATAGCTTCATCATAAGAATTAGTTAAACCCATTAAATTACCAAATTGTAAGAACGCTTCCATTAAAGGGGGAACTAAAACATCTGAGATTATTTGTCCTAAATTAATAGATGAAGTTTGCATTAAATCTAAAATTAAAACTAAATCTTGTAGAATTGGTTTCATGGATTCAAATATAGATAGTGTTAAATTACCTTGAACTCTTGACCATTTATCTATAATAGTTGACCATAAACCCATACTTGTTTGAGATTGTTTTTCTTGCATTTTATAATAAATACCTGATTCAGATACTGCCATTTCCCAAGCGGCAACTAAATCTTTTACAGCTATCTTTCCAGCTTCCATTTCATCTGTTAAAGTTCCGCCATCTTTACCTGTTATTTTAGATAGATATTTTAAAGGATTAAATCCCGCTTCTGTTAATTGTTTTAAATTATCTCCAGAAAGTCTACCTTTAGAGAATATTTGACCGAATGCTAAAGCTTGTGATTGAAACTTTTGAACATTACCCATAGAAGTATCACCAAGCATTCTTATAACATGCATGACATCTTGACCAGCTACTCCATAACCTAATAATAATTGAGTGGCATCGTTAACTTGCGCACTAGTGAAAGTTGAAAAATCCGCATATTGATTTAATTGTTTCATCATATCAACTGCTTTTTGCTGATCTCCTAAAAGGACAGAAAAGGTAGTGCGGGTTTGTTCTAGGGCCATATTATATTTAATACCTTCGGTCACTATATCTTTAGTAATTTGCAATAATTGATACGCAACAGTTATTACGGCTATTAAAGAAGCTGCGGCTAATATACCCACAAATGTTGTAGCTATAGAACTTAGAACGGTTCTTAAATTAATAAATCTTGTTTGTAGTCCATCTAAAAATGCCATCGCATTTGTCATTTCGTCTACTATCATGTTTTTAGAGGTTGGGCCAGCTGATGTTTCTGAAAATAAATTACTTCCTTCTCTACTGCGACGGAATGAATCTAAAAAAGCGGGCGCATTTGTATTATTTAAAAATGCATAACCAAGTCTTAATTTTTGCAACCAATTTACAGATTGCCCTATATTTTGATTTAAAAATAAAAATCCGGCACCAATTTTAATAACTTTTTCATTTGATAAAGCATATGCCGCATTTAAAGATTGTCTGGTAAATTTTAAATTTGTATAAAGGTCTTTAGTAGCCGCTCCAAATACATTACTGTTTGTCCAAGATCTACCTATAGCACTAGTTAAACCGCCAAATCCTCTAAAACTACTATACAACAATCCCATTTGTGTTAAAACAATACCTAATTGATGAGGAGCTGAAGTACCAACTGAATTTATAACAGTATTTAAACTTAAAAACGAAGTTGTACCAATACTACCTATATTTCTTAACTGATTACTTAATTGGCCTATATTTGAATTTAGAGTAGGTGTAATATTTATATTTCTACCTAAATTATTTAAACTTCTTAAACTATTTAACAAAGGGGTAATATTAGCATTAATATCTACGTATACTGAACCTACATTAGTTGACAATTAAAACATTCCTTTCTTTTAAAAAATAAGTAAGGACTAGATAAAGCCCTTACCCCAATTATTCCAGTAACCATTCATACCTTTTTTCTTAGCCATAATTTCTAAATCAATATTAGTTTCAACTAAATCATCTTCAGTTAATTTAAAGTCAATTGATTTAAATATTTTTTTATAAGTACTTTCGGCTTTTTCATTAAGCACTAAAGAAGCAATATATGTAGCTAATTCTAAATAACCTTTAAGAATTTTACTTTCATTTTCTAAACCGCCATAAATTAAAATATTATATTCAGATGGTGTTAAAGTATATAATTCCCTAGGTTTAAATTTAGTTAGTTTATATAATTGCTCCTCATAAAATTTATAATCTATTTTCCCATCACTTATTTCTTCGATGGGTTTACTACGTTTTTTGGTGCTTCTCCAAATCCTTCAGTAAGAGCTTCGCCTAATTTTTCAGATATAGATTGCATATCTTTTGGTTTAATTAAAGTTCCTACAAATTCAATAGTTAATTCACTGTCTTCATGAGTTAATCCAACATAAAGCAAAGTTCTAATTGAATTCAAAGGATGTTTACCTGATTGCATATCAGTAATATCGATACCTAGTGTTTCAGCAAGACATAAAGCATTAAAATCAAATCTTAATTCTCTTTTTTTATCTAGAGTGATAAAAATTGGTTTTGACATAGTAAAACTCCTAAATTATTTTTTTTTATTAATTTTCAGCCCAGTAAATTTTTCCTGTTCCTGTAATATCTATATCTTCTTTAATTACATCAGTTGAATCTGTATTAATACCAGATTTTTTAATAAATCCGTAACCTTCATAACGGTCATTTGAATCAATATCCGCATAAAATACAAATACGTTTTTAGCACCTAATTTATCTGAAAAAGTACTATCATAAAAGAACTTTCCACAAGTAGCAGACCAATCACCAATAACAACGATATTTTGCTTCCATCTAATACCAAAAGAAGAAGTATCAATTTCTTTACGTTGAATAGTTATTTTAAAATTATAAAAACCCGCTCCTTGAACTACGCTAAAATAATGTCCTGAAACAGTAACTACATCTAAAGCTGTTAAAGGTACAAAAAAGTTAATAATCCCTCCGCACTGTTGAATAGTAAAACCAGTAGGAACAACAACATCATTAACGTAAACAATTATACTTTGTTCATCATCCCAAAACTTTTTATCTAAATCAGTAATTGAATATTTATTAAAAGTTAAATTAGAAGTCATAGCTTCTTTAGTAAAAGGTAAATTATCATCTTGTATATAAACGGCCCCTAAAAATCCAGGTACTTCATTTGCCATTTTTAGTTATCTCCTTTCTTTCTAAAAGGGGCTCTAAGGCCCCATTAAATTATAATATTAATTAAACAAATGTGAGGGACCCGGTACCAATAAATTCAAAATCAATTTTAACTAAATCAGTAGAAGTATTATCTACGCCAATTTTTTTAACATAAGCATCACCAGTGTAATAATGGGTTGCATCAACATAAAGTTTTAATGATACTAGAGTTGGAGCTGCCCCAATAAGTGCTTCCTGAAGAGCTGATTGTCCATCTACATCAGAACTAATAACAAAACTACCAGAACTAGTAGCAGACCAATCGCGCATACCAACTAACATTTGCTTCCACCCATCACCAAAAGCACTAGCATCAAGTTCAGCACCATTAATAGTTAACTTCCAATCTTTAAGTGATGCAACAGTATCAGTACCAATAACAGCTTTACCTTGAAATCCGATTAATTCATTTGCCATTTTAAAAAATCTCCTTTAGTTTATAACCAATTTAAGGTTAATTTTATATTTAATACTAACTCAGTTCTGTTTCTTTCATCTTGGCCTAAACTTATAATGTCTCTTTGCTGCATAATACTTAAAATAGTAAAATCTGTATAAATTAAATTAGTTTGTCCTATTAAATCATTTATAATAGCTCTTAATCTTGAATAAGCTAAATTAAAACTTTTATCTCTAACTTTAATTTGAATTAAAGGATAACTAATTTCAGGTTTATTTTTACCTAAAACCATTTCAGGAACTAAAGAATCGTACTCATATAAAACAACTATATTATCTTTAGCGTCTAATGGTAAAGTATTTATATAAACTATTTCATTATTAATTAAATTTCTTATTTCGGTTATGGGGTTCATTTAAAAATCCCCTTTATATTAGTTATTATAGTATTTCTAAGCCTATTTAAAGTAACTTCTAAAAACTTAGTTGGTCTATTATGCCTTGATCCTTCATGTACAAACAAAGAGTATGGTGCGGTAAATATAACTCTATAAGCGTATTCTTTAATTTTTTGAACTATTCCAGAAGTCCTTAATTTACCAGTTTTCATAGGTGTAACTAATAGAGTTTCTTTTAATATTAAATTACTTTGTTCAGATATAGTTTTATCTAAGGCATTTTGTATTTTATCTATTCCACTTTGGTTTAATATAAATTTAGCCATATTTACCTCAATATATACTTAAAATAATTATTAGTGCCATCTAAATTTCTAAAATCTGAAGCATCCATTATAAAATAATTATTAATTAAGTCACCTATTTTTAATTCTTCATTACAGTAACAAATAGCTTTAGATAAATAAGTTTTACCTTCATTATCTGTAAATTGTTTTGAGTATGGTTGTAGTCTAGCTTTAATAGTTTTAGTTAATAAAGTTGGTTCACCGTATTCATTATAAGTAGTTTTAACATTAATAGTTACATCTTGATTAAAAGCATTCATTAAATAACCCCACTTGTACAAATCCAGGATCTTAAAAGTTGCCTTGACATTAGATTAACTACTGGTTGAGTAGTTGGAACTGAATAAGTTTCTTTTAAGTCACCTAATT